TTTAATATTCGTCCTCCCTGTCGTAATCATATCCAAACTCTAAGCAAGTTTCTAGGTATGAAGTTTCAAACCCCTGTCCTTGTAAAAATTTATCAGCCTTGCTAGCCTCGCTCATTTCAGTATAAACACCGTATACCTGACGTTCTTTATTCTGTACTGTCGATATAACCCACATCATTACTGCTCTATTGTTTGCTGTTACTTGTAAATTTTGCTTTTTCATTGTGTTTCCTCGTAGTAAAAAAAGTTTCTTCTTAGTAATCACCATCTCTCTTTGTTGGTGTTGGTTCTATTATAGCAAAGGTTTTCATTCTGTCAACCCCTAAATGTAAATAAATATACAAATAAATACATATATTCATTAAATACGCTGAGAGCTCCAACAATGCCCCTAATAATATAGTAGCTATAACCATAATCACTCGCTCATACTCTCCACTATTTGCCACTAATTGCCACGCTTAGGGCCCCATAATTGCCATTGATTGCCATGAATTGCCACGCCTTGCCATTTGAAAACCAATGTTCAATTTCTGCCACTGAGAGCCAATGGGGACCCAATTATTGAAAAATACGCATATACCGGTGTGACTCAATAGCACATGAGATGAAGTTTGGACCTAACAAAAATAGCAATTAGCTAATCCAAAAGTAGTAATTCCTGGACAATTGTGGTTTATTTACAACAAACACTTGCAATTACAAACAAACGATGGTATAATAAGGGTATAGAACCTCCCTTTTATAACAGGACAAAGGTATGACAGAGAAAAAGAAGAAAGTAGGCAATCCAAACTTTTACAAAGGTATGCCTTCGTTAAACCCAGCAGGTAAACCAGTAGGCTCGGTTAACAAATACACAGCATTAAGTAGGGAAGTATTATCAGCTAAAGGACCAGAGATAGTTGACAAGGTAATAGAACTTGCCTTAGCTGGAGATAGACATTGTTTAAAGATGTGTATGGATAGAATAATACCAGCACACAAAGCAGTAGAGATTAAACACGAGCATAGAGACTTAGGAATTAATATTATTGTAGAGTCTGTAAAGGCAATACATAAGATTGAAGAGGAAGAACAGGAAACATTTGAAGGTGAGGTAACAGAGGCTATAGATGGCTGATATTAATGTTTCCCTTCATGATGCTCAGATGGAAATATTTAAGTCTGAAGCTAGATTTAAAGTTATATCAGCAGGTAGAAGGTTTGGTAAGTCAAGACTAGCTGCATGGGTGTTATTAATAAAAGCACTACAGAGTAAAAGTAAGGATGTGTTTTACGTTGGTCCTACATTTCAACAGTCGAAAGACATTATGTGGGGTATGCTAAAGGAATTAGGCAGAGATGTTATTAAAGCTGCTCATGAGAACACAGCAGTGTTAACTTTAGTCAACGACAGAAAGATATATTTAAAAGGAAGTGATAGACCAGATACATTAAGAGGCGTAGGACTAGAGTATGTTGTACTCGATGAATATGCTTCCATGAAGCCAGAAGTATGGGAAATGATTTTGAGACCTACACTTGCTGACGTAAAAGGTGGTGCTATGTTTATTGGTACACCTGCTGGTAAGAATCACTTTTATAAATTGTTTATGGAAGCTCAGGGAGAAGATAGTGATTGGGAAGCGTTTCAATATAACTCTACAGACAATCCCCTCTTGGACCCAAAGGAAATACAAGCTGCTAAAAGTAGCATGTCTACCCAAGCATTCCGACAAGAGTTTGAAGCTACCTTTGAATCGTTCAGTGGTGGAATCTTTAAGGAAGAGTGGATTAGATACGTCGATGATGAAACAGACTTTAAGGAAAACACTATAGGTCATTACGTAGTTTCAGTAGACCCAGCAGGGTTTGAAGCTGCAAGTAAGGAAAGAGGGTTAAAGTCAAGCAAGTTAGATGAAACAGCAATATCAGTAGTAAAGATTGTAGGTGACGAGTGGCTAGTTAAGGACATATACCACGGTAGATGGGGTATAAAGGAAACAGCTAATCGTATATTAAACGCTGCAATGGATTGTGAGGCTTCAACAGTAGGTATTGAAGCAGGTGCATTAAAAAATGCTATCATGCCATACCTAGAAGATGAGATGAGAATTAAAGGCAGGTGGGTAAACATAACAGATGTTACTCATGGCGGTAAAAGAAAGATAGATAGGATTACATGGTCTCTACAAGGACGACTAGAACACGGTAAGATTAAGTTTAGAAAGGCAGAATGGAATGAACACTTTATTTCCCAGATGATGGACTTCCCTTCTCCCCTAAGTCATGACGATTTACTGGATAGTCTAGCGTATATAGACCAAGTAAGCGTGGCAGACTTTGCAGGCAGTATAGAACTAGATGAAGAATGGGAACCTATGGATGCAGTAGCAGGATATTAATTTATGGAAGAAAAAGATTACTCAGGACCGCACCAACAACTAAGAGAATGGGTGTTAGACCGTGTAGATACGTGGGAACAACACAGAAACTCTAACTATTTAGACAAATGGGATGAATACTACCGCTTATGGCGTGGTACTTGGGCAGAAGAGGACAAGACTAGGACATCAGAGAAGAGTAGACTTATTTCTCCGGCTACATCACAGGCTATTGAAGCCACAGTAGCGGAATTAGAGGAAGCTACCTTTGGTGGACACCGTTGGTTTGATATCGAAGATGATATGTTGGACCAAAACCCACAAGATGTAGAGTATATACGTAACTTACTGCATGAAGATTTAAACAAAGACAAAGTAAAGGATGCTATCGCTGAGTGTTTACTCAATGGAGCCATCTATGGTACAGGTATTGGTAAAATAATTGTACAGGACAAGATGGAGATAGTAGCTACAGAGGTTCAAGTACCGGGAACCATGACTACTCAAACACAAGTACAGGAAGTGCCTTATGTTTGTGTTAAATTAGAGTCTGTATCACCTAAAGAATTCGTTATTGACCCAACATCCACTAGTATTAGTGAGTCATTGGGCGTAGCACACATTGCTGTTAAGCCTCGTTACCTTATAGAGAAGGGAATGAAGGATGGTATCTACACGGATATGCCATTAGGAAGCTTTGAAAAAGCAGACTTTGGTTTTGATGAAGAGTTTGATAGTATATCTAATGAAGATGACAAGGTAAAGATTTGTGAGTACTGGGGATTAGTTCCTAAGCGTTTCCTTAATAAGAATGCTACTAATGAGTCGTTTGATTATGACGATGACGAGCTAGTTGAGGCTGTAGTAACAATTGCTAATGATGATTGTGTACTAAGAGCAGAGGAAAACCCATTTTTAATGAGCGACAGACCATTCATAGCTTATCAGAATGACCGCGTTCCAACAAAATTCTGGGGAAGAGGTATTGCTGAGAAGGGATATAACCCACAGAAAGCTTTAGATGCTGAACTGCGAGCACGTATTGATGCCTTAGCACTCACGACACACCCTATGATGGGTCTTGATGCTACACGTCTACCACGTGGAACCAAGTTTGACATAAGACCGGGTAAGACAATTCTTACTAACGGTGACCCAAGGTCTGTTCTAATGCCACTTAACTTCGGTAGTCTATCCCAGTCTACATTTACTGAAGCAGCTGAGCTAGAACGGATGGTTCAGATGGGTACTGGTGCTATGGATAGTGCTACTAGTCAGTCCGCACAACCTCGTAACGGAACTGCTAGTGGTATGTCAATGATGCAGGCAGCATCTATTAAACGTCAGAAGAGAACATTACTTAATTTCCAAGAGTCTTTCTTAATTCCTTTAATTGATAAAGTGTTAATGAGAAAGATACAGTTTGATAACCAAAGATACCCAGCAGTAGACTTTAAGTTTAAAGCTTACAGCAGTTTAGGTATCATGGCTAAAGAGTTAGAGTCAATGCAGATGATACAGTTATTGTCTATGACTCCTCAAGGCTCTCCTGCTTTTTATGTTATTCTAATGAGCATATTTGAGAACTCATCTCTAACTAATAGGTCACAATTAGTACAAGCAATCAATCAAATGATGCAGCCTAACCCTGAAGATGCACAGGTTAAACAGATAGAGATGCAAAAATCAATGCTTGAACTAGAGGAACTTAAAGCAGAGATTAATAAGATATATGCGGAAGCACAGAAACTGCAAGTTGATGCTGGTGATAAGACATCTAATGAAGCTTTGGCTAAGAAACAACTAGAACTAGCTGAGAAGATGGTTAAGATAAAAGGAATACAATCAGAAACTGCACGTAATGTGCCTGAGGTAGAACATCTTAACTCAGAGATTGTACTTAATTTAGCAAAGGCAATGAACGGATAGTATGAAGTTATATACTGAGAAGGTAGGTTATATATTTGTAGGACCAAATGCTCCTGCTAATCCACCTCCTCCTAAACAAAAAAAGAAAAAGAAATGACAGATAGACAGATATTAGAACAAAGATTAGATATGATTCAACATGATGGCTGGCGTTTACTTGTAGAAGAGTACACAGAACTAGCTGAATCACTTGAAAAAATCTATGATATTGAAAATGAAAAGACTCTACATGAACGTAGAGGACAGGTTGGCTTTTTGAATATGGTTATTACATTGGAACAAGCCACCAAAATAGCGTTAGACCAACTGGATTAAACCAGCTCTAACATTTTATAACCCCCACAATCTTAAATAGACGGAGGTAAGAAGCATGAGTAGTAAAATTGTAGACCCTGAGGTCACAGAGGAAGCAGTAGAAGAACAAGTACAAGACTCTTTAGAAGCGTTAGCTGTAAAGGATGAAGTAGAAGAGGAAGTAATTCAGGAAGAAGCTGAACTCCCTAAGAAATTTCAAGGTAAGTCCTCAACGGAAATAGCTGAAGCCTATGAAAACCTAGAGAAAGAACTAGGAAGGAAAGGGCAAGAGATAGGAGAACTTAGGAAACTAACTGATTCATATTTGCAATCTCAGATAAGTACACAAGCGGAGACGACTACCACTAGTGAGCCAGTAGATTTTTATGATAATCCTGAACAAGCTGTCAGGCAAATTATAGATAACCATCCTAGGTTCAAAGAGATGAAGGAACAGAATGCTAAGCAAACAGCTTCATTAACTGCCCAACAACTCGAAAAGGCACATCCAGATTTCCAAGAAGTCATTGGTGACGGAGGATTTCAGGAATGGGTTAATGGAAGTAAGATAAGGCAACGCTTGTATAAAGAAGCTGACTCTTATGATTTTGATGCAGCAGATGAACTGCTTACGAATTGGAAGGAACGACAAATGATTTCCAAAACGCAGGAAGTGAATGAAGGCAAAAAAACTAAAAGAGATACAGCAATGAAAGCAGGTGCAGCAATGTCTACCGCTTCCGGTGAGTCAACCGCTGGTAAGAAAATTTACCGCCGTGCTGATTTAATACGTTTAAAGGTACAGGACCCAAAGCGTTATGATGACTTAGGTGATGAAATTTACCAAGCCTACGTAGAGGGAAGAGTAAAATAATAATAAGATAATAGGAGAAGTAAAATGGCAAAAGGTTTAGTTGGTACAGCTAATGACCAAACAATCACTACTGCTGCGAGTTTCATACCGCAAATGTGGAGTGATGAGGTTATTGCAACTTATCAGAAAAATTTAGTAATAGCAAATCTGGTAACACGCATTAACCACAAAGGAAAGAAAGGCGATGCAATTAATATTCCAGTTCCAGTACGTGGTTCTGCAACTATTAAAGCTAAAAACGCTAAAGTAACAATTCAAGGTGACACTCACGGAACTAAGCAAGTTGTAATTGATACGCACTATGAATACTCAGTGCTTATTGAGGACATGGCAGAGGTTCAAGCACTTAGCTCACTACGTAGATTCTACACAGAAGATGCTGGTTATGCTCTAAGTACAGAAGTTGACACTAGCTTATTCAACAGAGCTGCTCATTTACAAGGCGGTAATGGTGTAGTAGGTGCTGGTGCTACAGCTTGGAATAAAGCTAAAGTGTTTAACGCATCTGGTGTATTAACTGATTGGCTACGTGCTAGTACAGGTAACGCAATTACTCTTACTGCTGGTGGCGATAACGCTATTCGTGGTATGATTGAAAACCTTGACTTAGCAGATGTGCCTCAGGATGGAAGAGCGTTTATTCTAACTCCACGTCAGTACACTGACTTGTTAGGACTACCGCGTTTCACTGAGCAAGCATTTATTGGTGATGGCAATGCAATCAAGACTGGTAAAGTTGGTATGATTTATGGTATTGAAGTGTATGTTACTAATAACATGGGTACTACTATTGCTGCAACTAACTCTGTTGTTCACGACATTGGTCTTTTGATTCATAAAGATGCACTATGTCTTGCTGAACAAGTCGGTGTTCGTTCACAATCACAGTACATGCAACAGTATCTAGGTGACTTGTATACTGCTGACACTATTTATGGTGTTATGGAGTTACGTGATACAGCTGGTTTTGCTTTCGTCACAGCACGATAGTATAATTAGTTAAATTCTGCCCCTTCTACACGAGGGGGTTTTATTTAGCTAATAGGAGATTTATGCACTTATCTGATTTATTTGATGATACTAGTTTTGATATGGAGCTAGACAAGATTAAGGAAAAGATTGTACAATTGTATAATCAAGTCTTAGAAAAAGCATACAAGATGGAGAATCCTACTGGTACTCCAGAGGAACTGGCTATGTTTTTAGAGGAAAACGGTTTAGAGTTTAAAGGTGAGGAAGAATCTTTTGATGCTGAAAGTAGTGAGTTACAGGAAATACTTGACCAGATGATGGGTGAAGGTACTGATGACTTAGACCCAGTAAAAGATAAAGACTATACTAACCCCAGTATTGAAAAAGGTTCTGAGTTAAAGGCACATAGAAGTAAACTAGATTTACCAAAGATGTCAGACTTACCAGTACCAAAAGGATTAATGGCTACTCCAGAGGACGTGCATAAAAAAATACCTACCGGTGTTTATATGGAACCTAAAGCAGAGAAAATAGCTAAGAGAAAGCCAGTGCCAGTTGATGTTTCTTATACACCATTAGTAAAAGAAATATCTAGTAAGTTGGCTAGTTTAGAACAACGAAGAGATATTGGTAGGATGAAACAATTGGATAGATTAGTATGAGACGACCAGTAAAAGGACAGTATAAATTACCTGTTCCTGTTTATCTTGAAAGGTTTAGGATGTATATGGATAGTTATCCTCCTTATACACCTTCAGAAGAAATTGAAACAGAACAAACAACAGGTTTATATTTTAGAACAGAAGGGTCTACAACAGCTAACCCTATATTTATTATTACGGAGTAAACATGGCTACAACTAAAGTATCAGCACTAGCAGAAACTACCTCACCTCAGGCTAATGATGAGTTATTAATTAATCAAAGTGGTGTAAGTAAAAAACTTAAAGTTAGTAATTTTGCTAATGCAGCCATAACAGCTAACACAGCTAAGACAGGAATTACATCTGGTCAGGCAAGTGCTATTGTAGCTAACACAGCAAAAACTGGAATAACTTCTGGACAGACGAGTGCTATTACAGCAAATACAGCCAAGGTAACAAACGCTACTCATAGTGGTGAGGTTACTGGAGCAACAGCATTAACAATAGCTGACAATGTAGTAGACGAAGCCAACCTTAAAGTAAGCAACACACCTACTAACGGATATGTCTTAACAGCACAGTCTGGTAACACAGGTGGTTTAACTTGGGCACAAGATAGTGCTACAGATTCTACTAAGCTACCACTAGCAGGTGGCACTATGACAGGTGCTATTGTACTTGGTACAAATACTGTCGGTGGTCTACAGATAACAACCACAGCAACCTCAAACATTGGACTCGGTTCTACAGCAGTAGACTCAATTACTACTGGTGACAATAATGTTGGTTTAGGAGATGGTGCTTTAACAGCTACTACTACAGGCTCTAATAATACTGGTGTTGGTTTTCAGGCTTTAATAACAAATACAACAGGTAATGAAAATTCTGGATTTGGTAGGAGAGCATTAAGGCTTAATACTACTGGTTCTAGTAATATAGCAATAGGAGAAGAGGCTCTAGGGGCTAACACAACAGCAAGTAACAATACTGCGGTGGGTTGGAATTCATTATCAGCTAACACTACAGGTCATACTAATACAGCAACTGGTTATAGGTCATTAGCAGCAAATACTACTGGAATTGAAAACAGTGGATTTGGACATTCTGCTTTAGAAACTAATACAACAGGTAAAGAAAATACAGCAGTTGGTAATCAAACTTTAGAAGCAAATACTACTGGCGATTACAATACTGCAATAGGTCGTGTAGCTTTAAAAACAAATACTACAGCAGATAATAACACAGCAGTCGGGTATTCTGCTTTAAAAGTTAACACTACAGGTACTTCAAATACAGCAGTAGGTAAAGGTGCTTTAGTAGCTAACACCACTGGTTCAAACAACTGTGCTTTGGGTATGGATAACTTAGATGCTAATCTTACTGGAGAAGAAAATGTTGCTATTGGTGGTAATAATGTTTTAGGTGCTAACACAACAGGCGATGGTAACGTAGCAGTAGGAAATCAAGCGTTAATGGCTAACACTACAGCTTCTCATAATACTGCGGTTGGAACGTATGCTTTAACAGCAAACATAACAGGTATTAGAAATGCTGCATTTGGTCGTAAGGCTTTATATGCAAATACAACAGGAATTGATAATACTGGTATAGGTTGTAATTCTTTAATGCTTAATATATCTGGCGATTACAATACCGCAGTTGGACAAAGCTCATTAGACTCTAATACAACAGCAGACAATAATACTGCGGTTGGATATTTAGCTATGGGTGGCAATACAACAGGGTCAGCAAATGTTGCAGTTGGTAAAGATGCTTTATTAGCTAATACAACTGGTGGAAATAATACTGCAATTGGTGAATCTACTATGGAAGCCAATACCACGGGTGCAAACAACGTAGCTGTTGGTAGAGGAACAATGGCAGCAAACACTGAAGGTGATTACAATACCGCAGTAGGTAAAGCAGCATTAGATGCTAACACCACGGCAGATGGAAATACTGCAATAGGTAATGCAGCTTTAGGTTCTAATACAACTGGAGCTAATAATGTAGGAGTTGGTAATAGTGCTTTAAATGCTAATACAACAGGAGATTTAAACACGGCAGTAGGTAAGTCTGCTTTAACCACTAATGTTGCTGGTGACAGGGCAGTTGCTATTGGTTATCAAGCATTAGCTACACAAAACCCATCGGGAAATGTAGATACGTACAACACTGCTGTTGGTTTTAACGCAATGACTGCTACAACAACAGGTGTTAACAATACAGTTGTTGGTGCTCTTGCTGGTGATGCTATCACTACAGGTGGTAGTAACGCAGTATTCGGATACAAAGCACTATCAAAAAATACAAC